TGTGCTCTTCCGATCTAATGCTTATCCCGTAGCAGTTGATTATTGAATTCCCCAACTCTACAATCACTAACTCAACCTAGCAGTATCAGACATAACTCTACCAACCAACACATCCAATAGATACATCCATCAGTATCAGACACATATTAGATAGACACATGATCCATACAGCACACAGTGGACGCCCTGATGATCTTGAATGAAACAAGATTGTTATTTAATCACTAAACCATCCTCACAACAATTTTGTAAAATTGTTCTTGATTTTTGTATTTACATATATTATAATTAAATTGTCATGGATAACATGACATGATTCACTCCTTATTAGTTGTGGAGTAAAGGGTATTTCTACTTTATGAACTTAACATTACTATATAGTATTGTATCCTAAATATTGTTAAGTTTTTGCTACCTTAATTGGTAGCATTAGGGAATTAACTTAATAGTTAAAACTCTAATGGTGCTAATTATGGAAAGAAGTGGAAACCTTAACCTCTCTTTTAGCACTATTTATCATTTTCTCAGTAGTCTGATAAAGACATTGCTACCTAATTGGTAGCATAGAGTATATATATCGCAAATTTCTAGATAATGCGACCACCACCTCTGGAACTAGTACAAGTGGTATAAAGTATATCTATTCTATGGTGCTAATCAGGATGCACTAAATACTATATAGGAAAGGAAGTAGATTTATGAATAGTATTAATATTGCTGGTAGAATCACTGCTAAACCTGAATTAAAATATACAGATAAGGAGAAAAAGGCTGTTTGTAGTTTTTCAATTGCTTATAATGCTTCTGAAGATAAAACTGATTTCTTCAATGTTACAGCATTTGAAAAACAAGCTGAAAACTTAGTTAAGTATGTTGATAAAGGTGATATGGTATGTGTTTCAGGAAGATTAACTACTAGAGAATATACTAATAAAGATGGTGTATTAGTTAGAGTTTATGAAATCATAGCAAGTAATATTACATTTGTTAATCCAAAGAAGTAGCAATTTTGCTACTTTTTTTGTTGTGTAATATAATGAGAGTAGAAAGGAGTATGATTTTATGGAACTTAATAGTATTATTGATATCATTACTAATAATGGTATTGGAGTTACATGTGTTATTTATTTAATATATGACCGTCTACATACTAGTAAGATACAAGAAGAAGCTGCAAAAGAACAAAGTGCAGCATTAAAAGAAATATCTACTACATTAGTTAAAATGAATGAAAGAATTAATAACTTAGAATTATGCAAAATTAAGGAAGAAAAATAAAGCATAAAATGCACTATTTGTATGTGATAGTAAATGTCACATAAATGAAAGGACAGTGTAACAAAAATGAGAGAAGAATTAATTAATATAGCATTAAAAGAGGTAGGATATAAAGAGGGTAAAAATAATGCTACTAAATATGGTCACTGGTATGGGTTAGATAATAATCCATGGTGTGCAATGTTTGTATCATGGTGTTCAAATAAAGCAGGTATAGGAACTAATATTATACCAAAGTATGCAGGATGTGGAACAGGATGGAAATGGTTTAAGAAAAAAGGTTTGACATCTAATTCACCACAAAGAGGTGATATAGTATTTTTTAAACCAACTATTATAGGGGCAACAAGTAGTCATACAGGAATAGTAGTAGATGTTAGTGATGATTATGTATATACAGTAGAGGGTAATAGTGGAACTAATACAGATGGTGTATATAAACATACATATAAAAAGAACTATTCTAAGTTTTTAGGATTTGCACATCCAGCATATTTAGGTGATACATATTCTGGAAACTATCCAACACTACCAAGTAGAGGATATTTTAAAAAAGGTGATACTGGTGCTAATGTAAAGTTATTACAACAACTTTTAAACTGGATTAATGGTGATAAACTTGTAGTAGATGGTATTATTGGAAATAAAACTATAAATAGTGTCAAGAAGTTTCAAAAGAATAATGCACTTGTAGTTGATGGTTTATTTGGTAAGAAATCACTCTCAAAAGCAAAAGAGGTCAGAAAATAGATGGCAACAATTAATTTAACAAATGCTCCATTTATACAGAATAATTTTATTGTTACTCAAGCATTTAGTAATGATCATCATGCACTAGATTTAGCTCCATATAATGGTTCTCAACCTTTATATGCAATAGATGATTTTACTGTTATTTATAGATATGATTATGTTGAGGGTGGTTCATCATATGGTAATTATTTTATAGCTAGATCGAATAATACTTTAGATCAAAAGATGTATCTGTATGCACATTTAGCATCAAGTCCTCCAGCTGTTGGTGATGTATTTAGTATTCATCAATATGTAGGAATGTGTGGTAGAACAGGTACTGCAACAGGAATACATCTTCATTTAGAAATGCAAAGAGGAACTACATGGAACTATAATGCTCCTATATATGATTATATTAATCCATGTGATTATTTAACTGGAATAGTAAATGTAGCATCAAATACTAATGTATATTATTATGATGGTACTCCATATGTACCACCTACTGATGAAGAACCTCATAAATTTCCATGGTTTATATTTGATGCAGATCCTGATATTTTAGGATAATTTTTGACAATATTTACAAATATAATATATAATTAAGGTGGTGATGAATATATGAAAAATGAAGAGTTAGAAGTAATAACTAATTCTATTAAGGACACTTTAGGTGAGGAAAGTACAGCACTTATTGCTGATTCTTTAGGTTTGCTAATGAGTGAAAATACTAGAGTATATAACTCAATGCAAGAAAAAGACAAAAAGATAGCTCAATTAAAAGAAAATAATGATAGGTTAGTTAAAGCTAATGCTAATCTACTTCAAAGAGTTCCTATTGCAGCTCCTGAACCTATTAAGGCAAAGGAAGAACCTAAAAAAACAACATCACTTAAAGATTGTTTTGATGAAAAAGGCAATTTTAAAAGATAATAAGAAAGGAAGATTAATATGAATAATGGATTAGTTACAAGTTTAAACAAACTAAGAGAATTAAGTAGTGATTTGTACCATAAATATATACCAGAGATTACTTCTGATACTGATATTTCAGCATTATCTACTCCTATATTCCAATTCCCAGAAGTTTATAATGAATTTTGTTCAGTATTATTAAACAAATTAGTTTATTCACAATTTGAAGTAAAATCATTTAGAAATCCTTTTGTAGTTCTAGATGGTGATTCTTTACCTTTAGGTTACTGTGGTGAACATATTTATGTAAATCCTACTAAAGGTAGACAATATAATCCAGAAGATTTTGCTGGATTACTAATTAAATATGAAGCAGATGTAAAAGTACAATATCAAACTATTAATAGTGATACTCAATATGTAGTTACTTTCTCAAGAGAACAACTTAAGAAAGCATTTACATCATGGGGTGATTTAGAAAGATTTATTGATGGTTTATCTAACTCACTATATAATGGTGCATTTATTGATGAATATAATAAAGTTAAAGAATTAATAGCTGGAGCTTATGATATGAATATTGCTCAATATACTAAAGTAAGTGCTGTTACTTCTCAAGCTGCTGCTCAAGCTTTTGCTGTTAAAGCAAGAGAACTATTCTTAAACTTTCAATCACCATCAAGTTCTTATAATTCATGGGCTAAAAATGGTGGTGAAGGTAGACCAGTTATCTCATGGACTAGACCTGAAGATATAGTATTCATTGTAAGAAATGATATCAGAGCATACTTAGATGTTATGGTTGAAGCTCTTTCATATAATATTGATAAAGCTACACTTTTAGGTAACATTATGACAGTTGATAACTTCGATGTTTATAATGATGATGGAACTTTACATTATGATGGTTCAGATATTTTAGGTATTATTGCTGATAAAGCATTCTTCAAGATTAGACGACAAGATATGTTCTTAGAAACATTCTATAATCCTAATAATAGAAGTGCTCAATACTACTTAAATAATATCAAGATGTATGGAATCTCAATGTTTGCTAACCATATGGTTATAGCACTTGATGATCCTGAAGTAGCTCCTACTGCTATTAAATCAGATGTAACATCTGTAGAAGTAACTGTAGGTTCAACTGCTGAAGTTAAGTTTGAAACTGTACCATTTGCAGCTAACGGAACTATTACTTATAGTGATGGTGGTAGTGGTGAATTCTTCACTGTAGCTGCTAAAACTGGTGATCCAAAGACTGCAGTTCTTACTGGTGTAAAAGCTGGAACTAATAAGACATTAACTGCATCTGCAACAAATCCAGATGGTGAAACAATTAATAAGACTGTAACAGTTAAAGTAGTTGCTGCTTAATTAAACTCATAAGAGGTAAGAGATTTATTCTCTTATCTCTTTTTTAATATATAGAAAGGTGATGATTATATGGCAATTAGTCCTAATACAGAACTTTATTTACTTAAAAGTCCTATTGAATTAGATAACTTAAATCAATTAACATTTGCTACAAAACAAGCTCAAACAGAGTATTTCTTAAGTTTACCTAACTTAGAGGGTGAAAGATTTTCTTATCAAAGAAAAGATGGAATAATTAGATTTCCAGCACATATTGATTCATTATATGAATATAATTATGTTATGTATAAAAATAATAACTATTCTAATAAATGGTTTTATGCTTTTATAGATAGAATGGAATATTCATCAGATAATATGACTAATATTTATATTTCTACTGATTGTTATCAAACATGGATGTTTGATATTGATGTTAAACAAAGTTTTGTAATAAGAGAACATACAAATAATGATACAGTAGGATCAAATACTGAACCTGAAATGTTAGAAAAAGGACCTATGATGTGTACTAATTGTACTCCAATTACTTATCTAAGAGATTCAATAGTTGGTGGTGATGATGATCCTACTAATGCTGTAGTAGTTGTAGGTTGTACTAGAGATTTAACTCAAAGTACATTTCCTAAAGTATATGGTAATCAATATAATGGTATATATTCAGGATGTGCTTATTATGCTTTTATGAATACTAATTCAGTAGATGCTGTACTACTTGCTTTAAATGATGGAACTGATACTGCTATTACTGATGTAATATCAATATTTATGGCTCCAAAAAAATTAGTATGTGCAAATCGTGCATTTCAAGAACAATATATTACACATGGAGTATCTGTATATGTAATGCAAGTTTATCCATCTGATCCTAGTTATTTTAGAGCTAATTCTAATTATACTGTACCTAAACCAACTAGTCTTTTTGGATATACTCCAAAAAATAAGAAGTTATTAACAGGTGAGTTTAACTGTCTAAATGTAACTAATTATCAAGGTGATACTCAAAACTATAGATATGAATATTTTAATGGTAATAATTGTGAGTTTATGATGAGAGGTGCTATTAAACCTCAATGTTCTATACAAATGTTTCCAAAGAACTATTTAAGAACATCTTCTGATGATGGTTATAGAGCTGGTAGCTATTCAATACAAGCTCCACCAATTCCTTTAGCAAACTGGAACTCTGATCAATATACTGCATGGTTAGCAGCTACAACTAATTCAAGAACTGTAAGAGCAGTATCTGGTGTAGTTAGTACAGTTGCTGGTGCATCATTACTTGCAACTGGTGTTGGTTCATTTGCAGGTGCTGGAATGTTAGCTGCTGGTGTTGGTAGTCTTGCTAGTTTATCAGCTGAAGTTGCAGATCACTCTAAAGATTCAATGGCTAATCATGGTTCTACAACAAGTGCTGATATTAACTATTCAACTTCTATGGTATTTGGTGCTTATCAATATTGTATAACTGAAGAATATGCAAGAAAATTAGATGGTATATTTAATGTAATAGGATATAAAACTAATAAGGTAAAAGTTCCTAATGTAACTGGTAGAAGAAACTGGAATTATGTTCAAACTCAATCAGTTGCTATATTAGGTGCTGTACCTCAAGAAGATTTACAAAAGATAAAAGATATGTTCAATAATGGTGTTACATTCTGGCACAATCCAGCTACATTTTTGGACTATTCACAAAATAATGATATAATTTAATATAGAAAGGAGAATGTAACATGGCGGGTAATAAAAAGATTAAAAATAAATTAAATTATAACAACTTTTTAACCTCAGCATATGCTAATGAATATACATTTCAAGATTACTGGTATAGAATGATGAAAATCTGTACTTCTATGTTCGAATGGAAGAACTTACCAGAATCAATGGATGAAAGATTCTTAGAGAAGTGTCTTTTCTTTGAGGGTAAAGCTGCATTACTAAAAAGTAAAGATTATGGATTTATTAATACTCATGCAAGTGATAATGGATATATTAACATATATGGAATACCTAGTAAGTTTAATTGTTATACTGAGGGTAATGTTTATAGAGGTTATAAAGATGTATTTAATGGATTAGTTGATATGGATGCAGAAGATTTCAATGAAGATAACTACTGTGTATTAGTTAAAAATGATAACTTTATGACACCTACTGCATTTACAATTCAACTCTTTGCTGAAAGGCTTTACCTAGCTCAAAGAGTATGTGATATTAATATTAATGCTCAAAAGACACCTATAATCCTTTTAGGTGATGAAAAACAAAAATTAACTCTTGAAAATCTATACCAAGAATATGATGGTAATCAACCAATCATATATGGTGATAAAGATTTAATTACTAATGAAGCTTTTAAATCTATCAGAGTTGATGCTCCATATGTTGCAACTGATATAACTGCATACAAAAAAGAAATATGGAATGAATTTCTATCCTTTATAGGTGTTAATACAATAGATGTAGAGAAGAAAGAAAGACTTATTAAAGGTGAATCTAATGCTAATAATGAGTATATAAATCTTAATCTACAATCTTACCTAATACCAAGACAAAAAGCTGCTGAAGAGTTTAATAAATTATTTAACCTTACAGGTGATAATGCTGTTAAAGTTCAATTAAGAAGTGATTTAGAAAACTTAATCAAAGAAAATGAATCAGTTGTTAAAGATTATCTTGATGATGGTAAAATTAATAACTCAAGTAAGGGAGATGATGTAAATGAGTAAATATACTACAAACTTCTATTCCTTATTAAATATGGGTTATACAAAAGAAGAATTAATGTCATGGTTTATGGATTATGAATTATCTGATTATTTAACTACAGAAGAGATACAAGTAATAGAAAATAGAGGTACATGGAATAAAGGAAAGTTAGCTGAAAAGATAGTAGATCATTACTATTTAAAAGATTTCGGATTAGAAACTCCAGCTATGTTTAAACACTATGCTAAAATTACTATGAGAGAAATAATGGAATATAAACTACCTATGATTTATTCAGCATCAATAAAATACGATCCTTTAGTAAATGTAGATTTTACAGAAGAATATTCTAGTAATACTACAGGTAATGCTAATTCATCTGGACTTGTAGTAGGAAGTGAAACACCTCAAGGGCAAATTAATAAAGCTGCAATATTAAATGGTGATTATGCAAGTAATACCAGTGCTAATGAGGATGAATCACAAACTACAGGTACTATGGATTATGTAAGAAGAACTAAAGGTAATTCTGGTGTTAGTGCTACTGCTCAAGCTATGGTTAAACAATATAGAGAAAACATAAGAGCTATAGACTATGAAATAATAACTGAATTAAAAAGTCTATTTATGGGACTTTTATAGAAAGGAATTATTACTATGAAAAGATGTGTATTTAATAGATTAAATATAGGAATGATTCCTTTATCATATAAGGAATCACTAACTTATGAAGAACAAATCTTATGGATGCAAAAAAATCTAAATGATGCTATTGATTTATTAAATCAATTAAAAGAGGCTTTTGATAATATAGATTTAAACTTTGATGAGTTAGAACATGAGATTAGTTTAATTAAAACAGATATATATCAAATTAATAATAAAATAACTAATCTTGAAGATACTAAAGCAGATAAATCTGAAGTTGAATCAGAGCTTAATGCTTTAGATCAATCTTTAAAAGAAATAATAAACTCAGAATACAGTATTCTAAAAGCATATACTGATCAACATATAGAAGATTTACAATATCAAATAGATCATATTGATGTAGATAATATTAAAGTATTAGATCCTACTACAGGTACTGAATCTACTATTCAAGAAGCTCTAGTTAATGTATATAATGTTGGTAGAACTGATAGTATATCTGCTGGTGAGTTTGATTCACTTGAATTAACTGCTGGTGAGTTTGATGCTAAAGAAATCTCAGCATTTAACTTTGATCAACATTCTAAGAGTTTATTAACTGAATAAAAGAAAGGAAGATTAATATGATTAAATTAAATATTCAAAGATTTAGTAGTACAAATAAAACTACTCATTATGAATTATCACAATATGTATCTAGTGATTTACCTACATATTTAGTTGATTATAATAGTGATATGAGTAAAATTGATACTGGTATTAATACAGCTCAAACTACTGCAGATACTGCTGCTACTGCTGCTACTAATGCTGCTACTGCAGCTGAAACAGCTCAAACTACAGCTAATACTGCTGTTACTAATGCTGCTACTGCTGATAATAAAGCTGAAACAGCTCAAACTAGAATCGGTACACTTGCTAACCTTACTACTACTGCTAAAACAGATGCAGTAAGTGCTATTAATGAAGTAGATGCTAACTGTGATTCTAATGCTTCTAAAATTGGTACTTTAGCAAATTTAGAAACTACTACTAAAACTGATTTAGTTAGTGCTATTAATGAAGTAAGAACTGAAGAAGAGGGAACTCTATTATGGGAAAATCCTGATATTACTCAAGGTATGGCTGCTCAAACTTTAGTTCAAAATGCTAGTCAATATGAGTATATTAAAGTTATTTATAACTATGGATCTAATGATAATAGAAACTGGGAACAAATATGTTTCAAAGGTGCTCATGCTTCAATGATCGCTTTAGTTTACTTTAATGGTGTATATATGAGAGCTAGAGATATTGAGTTTACTTCTGCAGGTGCTATCAATATTGGTGCTGGTGAAGCTATGGGAGCTGCTAATACTGGAGCTTGCTTACCATTAAAAATAGTTGGATTTACTAAAAAGTATCATAATTAAAAAACTAGAGTTTATCTCTAGTTTTTTTATTTTGTCTATATATTTACCACTTTCAATATGCGAAAACTTATGTTAGAAAAAATACTTATTATCGGCGAATAGAAAAGTCTATAGCTTGTTTAAAGTCAGTACCACATAGATCAGTTGCATAAAATATATTAGATTCTCTAAATGTATCTAATATCATATGTAAAGCAGGGTTATTAATTGTAACATTATATATATCTCTTTGATAATATTTAGAGGGTTTAACCTCATCTGTTATAACTATAATACTATCTTTAATAACTCCAGTAAATGGATATATAAACCATATATTATTATCACCATCAGATAAATATTCACCTACAAACTTAAAATTTTTAAAACTAAACATTATTCTATATCTTACCTCATAATCTTTATAACTCTTAGGTAAATGTGGTTGTGGATCTGTTTGCCATGATCCATCATTTAACATATTAGCATGTGCTCCGATTGTATAAGAACTTGCTCCAGTTGATTTACAATATTCAATAGCTATTCTAACTTTTGTATCATCACTAGAATCTCTTTCAACAACTTTAATTGTACCCTGTTTTTGTGTGCTTATTGTTTGATGTAAATCCCAATCTTCTATATAAGGACATACTCTTGAGATAGTATTACCTACTAACCACAATCTAGTAGTACCTCTTTTTCTATCTACAGTACAATAAAAGTTCATTAATTTACTAGCTTCATTATGTACATATGACCCTCTAGCCATGAACTCTTCAAATATAATATCTTCTACATCTAAGAAAGATCCACCTGCATAATTTTGTTCTGTAGATAATGCTACTACATATCCTATCTTATCACCTTTAGTAGTCTTACCTGTATCAACATCATATTTAGCTAAATATAATACTTTCCTATATGAGATTATACAATTATATTTACCATCGGTAAGTTTTGCTACATCTACATCATTAAAATAGGATTCTATCTTTTCAGTAGTAATCTCTTCTTTCCATCTTCTCATTAAGATAAATCTCTTACCAGTTTCCAAATATTTTATTACACCTTTTTTATGCTTTACTTGATATGATTTACCATTACTTCTTTCACCATATATTAGATTGAACTCAGCTCCTTTAGAATCTATTTCATCCATATTATAGTGCGTTATTTTACTATTACTCACAATTAATACTTCCTTTCATACTTTATGCTTATAGATAGTGCTTTAAAACTACTTCTTTAATATCTTACTCTTACTTATACTATGTGTTTTAAAATATGGTGTATAATCTTTACATTCATAATACATATGTAAATGATGATTCTCATCCAGAATCATTGATTCACTATATTTAGTATAATCTATAGAATCAATCATATAATCAAATTGTCTTTCATCCCTGAAATACTCAATATCTTCCCATCTTTTAGTTATTCTATTTTTAGCTGTTAAACAGTACATTATAATCACTTCCTTATAGTAATTATAACAAATAAAAAGAATAGTGTAAAAAATCACTACTCTTTATAATACTTTACTTATTTCATCCAATGCTATTATATATCCTAAGTTAGTTTTAACATCATGACCATAAAATACAAACACTGGTATAGTCCATATATTTCTTCTTCTGATAAAATTTGCTAAAGCTATATTAAACTCTTCAAATGGTATATCCTCAATAGTATAGATTATTTTTTCTATTCTTATTACTTTATTACCTACTTCCTTAACAAATCTTTTTGTTTTAACTGTTATAGGTTCTCTTAAATTTAAAGTGAAATCATTTAATGTAGGAGTATCATTCATAAATTCTTAATCCTTTCTAATTTTTCTCTCATTTCCAAACAACCTGTACCACAAAAAGTACATTGAACTTCTTTTAACTTTTTGTTTTCTTCTTTTAACTTTTTGTTTTCTTCTTTTAACTTTTTAATGTAAATCAATATATTTTCACAATCATCAGGACTTAGCCCAATATCAAAAATACCTGATGACATTTTTAATTTATCTAATGCGTTTTTCATATTATTCCCTCTCCTCATAATCTGAATCGTCTACATCTATATAGATGAATTTTAATAGGCATATTAAGAATATAATTACAAAAATAAGTCCTAAAAAAATAAGAATTAGATCCATACTCACACCTCCTTTATTTTAGACTAAAGGAAGTTCTGGTTCTAATTCTTTGATAATGATTCTTCCTTTTTCTATCTCTATTGTTATTGGTTTATCTACTAAATCTGCTTTTTCAACTATCTTAGTTCCAAAGCTGATACTATAACCTCTAATAGTATCACATTTCTTTTTTATACTTTTATAATGTATAGGACATAATTTTTTCATAATATACCTCCAGAGTTCAATAACTCTTATGGATGAATTAGCAAATAGGATCGATATTTAAAAAGAAAATAATGAGTTTAATTAGTTGTTTATTAGAATATCTAATTCATCCGTAAGAGCTATTCAGCTCTATTTTTTAAGAGTTTCAAACTCTTTAGATATTGCATCCATCTTAGAGTTGAATTCTTCTTGTACTTCAATTTGCTTTACTATTAATTCAAGTCTTTTAGTTATGTTTTCAATTTTTTCAGTATCTACTGCTTCACCTTTTAGATATAAGTAGATATCTTTAATATCTGAATTATTAATCATTTTTTACCCTCCATAATATATTCATTTAATAATTTTAATTTAGTACCCTTTTTATCTTTTATATATGTATCATTCTTTATATATGTCCTTAATGATCTTAATGCTTCTAGTCTAGTTTTACCTAGTACTTCTGCAAGTTCATTTATACCATTTGCAGAATTATAAAAATCACCACTTTTTAATTCATATAATATAAAAAATGTTTTATCGTATTTTTTCACAGCTTGTTAAATAACATGCAGTATCATCACATGTATGTGTTCTTACAATCTTTATAATACTACATCCTATTAATACTCCTGAAATAATACATACTAAACTAATAATTATTGTAATTATTATATATTTTTTATTTTCCATTGTCAATAACCTCCATTATTTTAGATTTGATATAACAAACATCAGTATTATTAAGAATAATATCATTTATAAGTATTATTTTATTCTTTAAGATACTATTCTCTTTTACTAATCTTTTATTAAGATTTATATATAAAGAATCACATTTTCTTCTTCTATCAACTTCACATATAGTTTTAGGTTCTATTAATAAATCTCTTTTAATCTCTTCATCATAACATTTACTACCTAAACTATTATTCATCTTTTGACCTCGCTTAATAATTTATTTTTAACTTCTTCAGTTATTTTTCCAGTTGCATATAATTCTAAAATCAATGATGTTATATTTGCTATTTTTTGTAATAAGTCTATTTCATTCTTTTTATGATTATAGTTATTCATACCCAGCCTCTACTACTTTAATATGAGTAAAATAAAATGATCTTCTGATGTATTTATCTCTTTCAAACTCAGTATCAAAGTATTTCTTCCATGTTTTAAATGTTCTTAAATCAATTAGTAATAAATATATCTTCATTATTTTAAACCATTTAAACAATATTCAGTAGAGTGTCCTGCACTTTTACACATATCAACAGCTATATCATATTGATGTTTAGCAAATAAACATAAAAGAATTAAACCTATTACTAATATTATTTTATTTATTTTTTTCATTATAATTCACTCCTATTTTCTACTATCCTTTAATTGTTCTAATACATAAATCAGCAAGTAATTCAGTATTTAAACTTAATGTTGCTTTATATAATAATGTTAAATTTATAACATTTTTTATGTTTCCAGATATACTTCTTATATATAAGAAATATCCATTCTTAGATTCTACTAAATCTACTAAGTATGGTAATTCTTCTGATACTATTTTTCTTACATTTTCAAATATCTTATCCATTATATACCTCCTTATCTTTAACTTAATATTATCACTTTTATAATTACAATTCAAGATACTTTTATAATATTTAATAAAATACCTGTAAATATTAGTAAAATCATTACTATAATACAAATAATAACTATTAAATAACTAATCTCTTTATCATTCATAAACTCACTCCTTAAATAATTGTCTTTCAGTACTTCTATCAGATAATAACTCAGCATAATCTAATGCTTTACTTAATACATATGATGTAGGTATAATACAACATCCTGACTTTTCAGATACTTTACATTCAACACCTAAATAATCTTTAAAAGATACACTTTCCTGCTCCTCACAATACATTACTGTGTTCTTATTAGTATATTTATGTTCAAATACTAAATTATCCTTAAAGTTGTTTAAATCATTATCTAAACATACTGCTCCACTCTTTGGAACTCCTGATACTGTAATATGAACTACATCATCCTCAGTTCTATAAGCATATTTTTTAGCTCCCTGAGTAATAAACTCTTTATACTTACCATCATTATCAAATACTCCGAGCATTCTTTCCACACCTTTAATATCTTTAGGTGCAAACTTCTCATAAGGTATTCTTAATTCTTCTGATACTTTTTTAATTCTTTTTTCTACACTCTTATTATAGTTTTCTATAACCTTTTTATTATATCCATTAGAAAGTTTTAGTGAATCAGTATCAGCATATACTTGATACTCATCCAACTGAATGATATTTCTAATAAGATTATTTCTTGCATATGCTGTAACCCATACTCCCCAACTAAATGATAAGAATCCATCCTTTACAGATTTTTCTAACTTCTCAAGTATTTCTTCATTAGTTAATGGAATCTCTATCCATTCACCTAATTTAAAATCTACTTCAGATTTAATTTCATTAGTTACTGTCATTCCATACAAACTATTAAATAAACTTTTTTCTTTTGCATATTCAAGTTCATGTTCTGGATCATTTTTATACTTAGTTTTCTTTACATATTTATCTAATATAAAATTTATAAATTCTTTAGGTAAATATTTATAAACTGAATAGTAACATTCTTCTATCTCATAAGAATCCATATAATAAGTATCTAAATAAAGTTTTAAATCAATATCAGTACATATTAACTCAACTTCTTTTGATTCTACAACTCTACCATTATCCATTACAGGATCATAACATAATAAACATTTAGATTTAGATATAAAATTATTATAATATTTACTTTTAATATTCTTAAATCTTACTCTTACTAAATAAGCAAAACTATCAGAAAACTCTTCAACTCTTTTAATATTACATAATTTAAACTTAGTCATTGGAAATTTATGTGTAACCATTACATATAGCTACGGATAGCTGGAAGTAAAATCCCAACTATCAACACACCTCACTATCTCATCAGTATAAACATAATTAGCATGAGTATATCCACCACTAAATGCAGCAACTAACATATTATAAATATGTCCTGATGTATTTATTGACTTCCTTACTTTTGCTTTATATGAATAATTAGTTCTTACAAGTTCCTTAAGTTCAGTTCTTACATGACCTGTTGATGTTATAGGTATATGATATACATCTGGATATGTTTTTAACTCATACTTGATATATTCATAAACTACTAAACAATCATACTCACAATATCCTAATTCTTTATCAGTTAATACTGTTTTTGAGTGTCTTAATAAATTATAATCAAGATCACCAACTTTTTTCTCAACTGGTAAATTAAATAACTTAGGTAATTTAGCAAGTGCACAATTAGTCATATTATAAGAACATCTAAACTCTAAATTATATTCTTTAACTTTTGCTTTCATAGGTTTATGTGATATTCTTGCAGCTACTTCAGTAAACTCTAATACTGATTTTAAATATTGAAATTCAAATGCTAAATTATGTACAAATACTACTTTTATATATGGACTAACTTCATTAAGTTCTTCTATAAATAATTTAAACTCATCCCATGTTCTTCCATAATATACTTGTTCATTTATACTAAACATCCATATATACATATTAGATTGCTTTACTGCTCTTTCTCTATCTTTAGAACTTAATTCTTCATACTTTGCCGCTGGTAATATTTCACCATCTAATATTAAATAACTGGATGTTTCAATATCAAATGTATATATTGTAGTATCTATTAATTTTCTTTTTCCAATAATCTCATATTTATGACCTGTATAATTATTCCATAATTTCATCTGATTCACTCCTACATATTAACTTTAAGGTATCCTTTATAGATATTATAAATAGATTTCTTCATTTCAGGATCTACTTCATAACCTATATATTTTTCTAGTTCTCTTCTGAAATTAATCTTTCCAGTTTTATTTTTAATAGTATTTGCCATTAATTGCTCTATTTCATCACTACCTAATATATCTCTTAAGTTCTCATAATCTTTAGATCCCCATATTTTATTAAAGTTATATATATCTTTATCCGATAATTGATTAACAACTTTACTATCACCTATCATTTGCTCTAAATGTTCTCTTTGTCTTGTAACTTGTCTTTTTAATCCTCTTACTGTACTTGATTCAGATGCTCTAAAGTCAGTTATTGCTTTTTGAATTGCTTTATATTGTGTTACTTTTAAGTTTTCAGGTATATCAACACTAAATCTACTCTTGGTAAATTTTATTCCATTTGCAGCAAGTCTTGTTTTTAATAATCTACTAGCATTACTATTTAGTCTTGAGTATCTTCCTAAATCAGATACTTCTTTACTTAAATCACCTAATGTAGCTCTTAATTCTTTTCTTGCTATTCTAACCTGTGGTGTATATTTAGTTTTAACTCTTTCAACATTACTTCTTTTATATTTGATAGTTCTTCTGTATCTTCTACTCATTTTCTTCACCTCCTATTCTATCTACCTAGACTAATTATATACATAATAAAAATATAATGCAATATGTAAATACAAAAATCAAGAACAATTTTACAAAATTGTTGTGAGGATGGTTTAGTGATTAAATAACAATCTTGTTT